CAACAAAGTATAGTTTAGATGACAAGAAAGGAGAAAAATAAGATAAGATGAGTATAAAAGGAAAAGTGAAATGGTTTAACCCAACAAAAGGTTACGGTTTCATAGCAAGAGAAGACAATGAAAAAGATGTTTTCGTACACTCTTCAGCACTACAAGCAGCAAACTTGGAGTTAAATGAAGGTGACGAATTAACGTTTGAAATTACTGAAACACAAAAAGGTAATTCAGCAGTCAACTTACAAAAAAACTAAAAAAGAAAGAGAGGCGCTACATAATGTCAGATAGCACACCAGAACTTGGTAAATTTACTTCATATAGAACCAAGGAAGAGATAGCAAAAGACATTAAATTTATTTTGGAAGATAAAGTAGCACCTGCTGTAGCCCAACACGGTGGGTTTATAAATTATTTAGATTTTGATATGGAATTAGGTGTGGCAAAATTAGAATTAGCAGGTAGTTGTTCTGGTTGTGCAATGTCTAAGCAAACATTACATCAAAGTGTGGAAGATATGCTAAAGCATTATGTTCCAGAAGTACAAGCAATTGTAGGTGAAGATGATCCTACAGCGGCTGAAGATGGATATACACCATTTGTACCTAGAACTAGCATTGACTAATTTTTAATTCTATGATATATTATAATCAAGGAGAAATATAATGGCAAGTGATGAAATTTTAGTCTGTAGATTGGTAACAGGAGAAGATGTTATCGGAAAAATTACAGAAGGATCAAAGACAATTACAATCATAAAAGGATTTGTTATCATACCTACGCAAACTGCACCAGGTAAACCAGTCCAATTAATGATGACCCCTTATGCTCCATATTCAGATGGAGACTCAATTGAAATTAGAGCAGATAAGGTTATGTCAATATCAAAACCAAAAGAACAAATCAAACAGAATTATATTACAAATACTTCATCTATTTTAGCACCTAAAAAACAGTTAATAACTGAAACAGGTTTGCCAACATTAGATAAGTGATAGACGTATATTTTGTAAGGGACGGATCCAAAATTCGTGTTCAAGCTAGAGAAGGTTTGAGTGCAATGGAGGCAGCCAAATTTGAATCAACTGTAGATATTCCAGAAATACCTGCAGATTGTGGTGGCAATTGTATGTGTTGTACTTGCCACGTATATGTAGATGAAAAATGGATAGATAAAGTACCAAAGATGGATGATAATTCCATTGAAGAAGAACAATTAGAATATGAAAAAGGATATAAACCAGGAGTAAGTAGATTATCTTGTCAGATAAAACTTACTAAAGAACTTGATGGTTTAACTTTGCATTTGAGACCAGATGAACTTTTATAAAAATGTAATAGAATATAAAGGCAAACTACTTGTTAGAGGTGTACATAATGACAAGGAGTATAAAGAGAAGATTAATTTTTCTCCAACATTATATTCATTAACAAGAGAACAAACAGATTTTAAAACTTTACAAGGTCAAAATTTAAAACCAATTACTTTTTCATCTATTGACGCTGCTCGTAGATTTAGAAAAGATATAGCAACTCAAAACTCACCTACCTATGGACTTGAAAGATATCATTATCAATATATTAATAAAGAATTTCCAAAACAAGTTAAATGGTCAAAAGATTTAATTAAAATATTTACATTAGATATAGAGTGTGGTTGTGAAAATGGTTTTCCAGAAGTAGATAATCCTATAGAAGAATTACTTTGTATTAGTGTTAAGAATCAATCCAATAAACAGATTATAACTTGGGGTGTTGGTAAATTTACAACAGACCGTACAGATGTAACTTATATTGAATGTAAAGATGAAAAACATTTAATAATGGAGTTTATGAAATTCTGGTTAAAGAATTATCCAGATGTTATTACAGGTTGGAATACTAAATTTTTTGACTTACCTTATTTAATGAATAGAATAAAATTACTTGTAGGTCCTAAAATTGCAAATCGTATGTCACCTTGGAACTTAATATCTAGTGAACAAATTATTATACGTGGTAGAACTAATACATATTATACTTTGTATGGTATTGCTATGTTAGATTATCTTGATTTGTATAAATGGTTTATACCAGCAAGACAAGAAAGTTATAGATTAGGTTTTATAGGTGAAGTTGAATTAGGTCAAGGTAAACGTGAAAATCCATATGGCACTTTTAAAGATTTTTATACAAAAGATTTTCAAAAATTTGTAGAATATAATATACAAGACGTAGAAATTGTTGACGCATTAGAAGATAAATTAGGTTTAATTGATTTATCATTAACGTTTGCATATGAAACTAAAGTAAATTATAACGATATTTTTTCACAGGTTAGAGTTTGGGATACATTAATCGCAAACCATTTGATGAAAAAAAATATTTGTATACCTCCTAGGGAAGAACATTCCAAGGATACAAAGTATGAAGGCGCTTATGTAAAAGAGCCGAAACTTGGTATGCAAAATTGGGTGGTGTCTTTTGATATCAACTCTCTTTATCCACATATTATTGTACAATATAATATTTCTCCCGAAAAGATATTAGGTGTTGATTCATCTGGTGTTTCTGTGAATAAAATGTTGAGTAAGAAGGCACCCCTAGAGTTTTTAAAAGATAAAGACGCTTGTATTGTACCAAATGGTGCAATGTTTAAAAGAGATAGTCAAGGATTCTTACCTGAAATGGTAGAGAAGATATATAAAGACCGTATTGTTTATAAAAATCGTGAGTTGAAAGCGAAAAAACTATATCAAAAAGAACCAACGAAAGAATTATCAAAAGAAATTGCAAGGTGTCATAACATACAATGGGCAAGAAAGATTGCATTGAATAGTTGTTATGGTGCAATTGGTAATCAGTATTTTAGATATTATGATGTAAGACAGGCAAGTGGTATTACAACAGCAGGACAATTTATTATTAGATTTATTGAAAATAAAGTAAATGATTATTTAAATAAGATATTAAAAACTGAAAATACAGATTATGTTATAGCGTCTGATACAGATTCTATTTACGTATGTTTAGAACCATTAGTAAAACAAGTTTGTAATGGCAAGTCAGATGATGAAGTATGTAATTTTATTGATAAGGTTGTTGATAATAAATTAGAACCGTATATTGTAAAACAATTTAAAGAGTTATCAGATTATACAAATGCATATAAGAACGCAATGGTTATGAAACGTGAAGTGATTGCGAATAAAGGTATATGGGTTGCTAAGAAAAGATATATGTTAAATGTTTTAGATGAGGAAGGTGTTAGACTTTCTAATCCTAAATTAAAGATTATGGGTATAGAAGCAATTAAATCTTCAACTCCACAAGTGTGCCGTGGTAAAATTAAAGAGGCAATTAAAATTATAATGAGCAAATCTGAAAGTGATTTACATACTTTCATTGCAGATTTTAAAAAAGAATTTATGAATATGTCTGCTGAGCAGATATCATTTCCAAGGTCTTGTAATAATTTGAGAAAATATGGCAGTAGTAAAGATGTGTTTATCAAAGGTACACCAATACACGTTAAAGGTGCGTTGATTTATAATCACCAAATAAAAGAATTTCAATTACAAAATAAGTATCCTTATATACAAGAAGGAGATAAGATTAAATTTATTAAATTGTTACAGGCAAATCCATTTAAGTTTGATGTGATTAGTTATGTAACACAATTACCAAAAGAGTTTAATCTACAGAAATATATTGATTATGAAATACAATTTGAAAAAACTTTCCTAGACCCTATGAGATTTATATTAAATTCAATAGGTTGGGAACACGAAAAGAGAGCAAATCTGGAGGAATTTTTTGGATGATGAACTTTATAATGTTCTTTGCTGTAATGCTTGGAGGTTTTTTTGCTATGACTAATATAACTTTTGTACAATTTTGTTTCTTGTTAATAATAATAAAATTTATATGGATGGCGTATGTTAGTTAACGAAGAAAGTTTAAAACATTTAAAAACACTTGAAGACAATAGATTTGATTCGTGTGTAACTGATCCACCATATCATTTGGCGTCTATACTCAAACGATTTGGACCAGGTCAAAAAGGAATTAATAACCAAGATGAAAAAGAAGGACGTAATGGTCCTTATCATAGAGCTGCAAAAGGATTTATGGGACAGACTTGGGATGGTGGAGATATTGCATTTAATAAAGAATTTTGGCAAGAAGTATATAGAGTTTTAAAACCAGGTGCAGTACTATTATCATTTGCTGCTACTAGAAATTATCATAGAATGGCAGTTGCAGTAGAAGACGCTGGGTTTGAAATATTTGATATGATTAATTGGATATATGGTAGTGGTTTTCCTAAAAGAAAAAACTATTTAAAACCTGCTCACGAACCAATAGTTATGGCAAGAAAAGGACTTAACCCTAGTTTGAATATAGAAGAATCTAGAGTGCCTGGTTATGAATGGGATACATCTAAAAATGTTAGAAAAGAAGAATTAAATAAAAAGGCAGTATTTAAATTAGGTTTAAAAGAAAATTATAAAGGTGGTAAATTAATAAAAGGTCGTTATCCTGCTAATGTTATTCACGATGGATCAGATGAAGTTATAGAAGAGTTTGGAAAGTTTGGTGAAAATAAAGGCGCTAAAGCACCTGTACAAAAAGAACAAGGTAATTATTTCTTTTATGACCACAAATATAAAAAACGAGGTGATGATGGCGAATCATTTAGAGGAGATACAGGTACGGCTGCAAGATTTTTTTATTGTGCTAAGGCAAGTAAAAAAGAAAAAGGAAATACAGAACACCCTACAGTTAAACCATTAGAGTTAATGAGATACTTAATTAAGTTAGTTACACCTAAAGGTGGTACAGTATTGGATCCATTTGCAGGCACAGGTACTACTGGTGAGGCAGCATTATTAGAAGATAGAAAATATTATTTAATAGAAAGAGAAAAGAATTATTTTAAAGATTTAAAAATGAGATTAAACAAGGTGACATTTTAATGGATTTATATACAATAGATTTAAAAAAGTTTGCTAATGAAGATGGTCTACCTATTATGGATACAATTCAGTTTGATAGATGGACTGAAAAATTAGGTAAGGAAAGATTTAGAGAAGTACTAGCAGAATACATTGCTACTTACAGACCAAAGTTTCCTTTAAGACAAATATCTTATGATGATATGCGTAATAATATAATTGCATTATCAAAGTTTGA